TATGGAAAACACGCCTTTGAACTAACGGCGTCGGCAGAGGGGTTGATCTAATGATTCAGCATGTTGGTTTGCCAAGCAAACGGTTTGATGAGGTTCGTGATACCATTGCAGAAATGGCGTTGCAGTTTGTTTTGGAAGGGCAAGAAGCGGGAATTATTCCTAAGCGCAGGATGGCCGAGTTGGCCGCTATCCGCGCAGCGACTGCCGCTTTGCAGACAGGCGTTACCGTTGCGCTTTTTGCGGCACATGAAAATGGGGACACAGCAACAGCAAAAGCACTGGCATCTTGGCTGCCTAACGATATGAGAGCCGGGTAATCAAAGGGGATTGCGTAACGGCGTGGGATATGTTACCAAGCGTCACGGCTTGAATTGCGCCTAGAGCGCAGCAGCCACGAAGCCCCTGACGTTAGCGCGTTGGGGGTTTTGCTTATCCGGCCAAGCCGGCGCTGGCCATCGTTACACGCCCACCGCAACGGAATGGCCAGCGATATGACCGCAGCAACCGAGCGCGTTCGTGGCAGAGCATGGCAGCGCATACGGCGCGAGGTGCTGATGGCTGAACCGTTGTGCCGCATCTGTCTGAGCAGTGATCGGGTAACGGCAGCCGCTGAAGTCGATCACATCGTGCCGTTGCACTTGGGCGGTCACGCAACCTGGCGGGGCAATCTGCGGGCGCTGTGCCGTCAATGCCATGTGGACGTGACCAACGAGGCGATGGGGCATCGGGTCAGGGTTGAGATCGGACTTGATGGCTGGGCGGTGTGACCGGGGGGGGGCAGAACCTTGGAAGGTGGCAAGCGGGAAACCGGTTGGTGGCCTTCTTTTTGGCAAACCCAATTCAAAACATGACTGCCCTGCAATTATAGGACACACCATGCCGCGACCGAGACTGCCGGCAGCAAAGGCCGCAGTGACCGGCGCTGCCCTTCGCCATCCTGAGCGCCACCGCGACCGAAAAGAGCCTGCGAACACCCCGCTGGGCAAGCCTTCAATCCACTTGGACGACTTCGGCAAGCGCGCCTTTGAGGCGTTTAAGCGGGAACTGCCCTGGCTGACTGAGGGCGACCGTGCGCTAGTCGAGGTCGCGTCATCGTTGCGCGGGCGGCTGATTGAGGACGCTGCCGGGGTGGGCGTGTCGGCATTGCAGGCGCTATCTGCGGTGCTGTCTAAGCTGGGCGCAACGCCGACCGACAGAAGCAAGATTTCTGTGCCGGCGGATGAAGAGGAAAAAGACGATTTTTTTGGAGTGAACTAGGTTATAAGACGAAGCCCGGCAGCGCTGCAACGCCACCGGGCTTCTTGCCAAGACGATGATGGAGCATCGCATGGTTGTTGCCAGTTTAGTACCGAATAAGCGTTGCCGAAAGTGTCAACAGGATTTTCCTGCAAACACTGATTGGTTTAACAAGAAGCTTGACGGCTTAACTGCGTGGTGTCGTTCTTGTCGGTCTGCCGATAGGAAGGCGACCTACGCGGCAAATGCCGAGCAGATAAACGCAGCCGTTCGGGCTAAGAGAAGCGACGAGACGCGCGCGCAAGATCGAAAGCGTTACGCAGAAAATCCCGAGAAAAAGCGGGCATCTGTTTTGGCGTGGCGTAACGCCAATCCGGAAAAGTGCAGGTTAATTGATCAGCGGCAGTACGAAAAATTTCAGGATCGCAAAAAGAAACAAGCTGCCGAGTGGTCTCAAAAAAATAAAAAACGCGTGCAAGAAAACATGCGGGCTTGGTTTTCACAAAAACAAGCTACAGACCCTCGTTACCGTTTAGCTAATTCGATTTCTTCATACGTGTACTGGTGTCTAAAAAACAAAAAGAACGGAAAAAAGACGGCCGACATTCTTGGCTATACCATTGAAGAATTGCAGACTCATTTGGAGCGGCAATTTCAGCCGGGCATGTCTTGGAATAACTATGGTCAATGGCACGTAGACCATATTGTTCCGGTGGCCGCGTTTTCCTTCTCCTCGCATGAGGATGAAAACTTTAAAGCATGTTGGGCGATAACAAATCTGCGCCCGCTATGGGCCGCCGAAAACCTGCGCAAAAGAAACCGGCGCGAACTACTTCTTTAGCTGACCGCGCCACGGCCTGGGCAGCCGATGTCGTCGCCGGCAAAGTCATTGCGGGGCCTCACATCCGTAACGCCTGCCGCCGGCACCTTGACGATCTGAAGCTCGGCCATGAACGCGGCCTGCGGTATGACGTTGAGGCTGCCGAGCGCGTCTGGCGGTTCTTTGAGACAAAGCTGCGTTTGAACGGCGGGCAGTTTGAGGGACGGCCTTTTCTGCTGCAACCAAGCCAAGCGTTCAAGCTGGGCTGCCTGTTTGGGTGGAAGCGCGAGGACAACACCCGCCGCTTTCGCAGGGCCTATATTGAGGAAGGCAAGGGCAACGGCAAAAGCCCTTTTGCTGCTGGCGTTGGGCTTTACGGCATGATGGCCGATAGCGAGGCTGGGGCAGAGATTTACAGCTTGGGAGCGCAGCGCGATCAGGCAGCCATCCTGTTCCGCGATGCGGTCAAGATGGTTGATCAGTCGCCCGATCTGGCAAAGCGGGTGACAAAGTCGGGCGGGCCGGCGCGGGAATACAATCTGGCCTGGCTGCAAACTGGCAGCTTCTTTCGGCCAATGTCGCGCGATGCCGGCAAGACCGGCTCTGGTCTGCGCCCGCACATTGGCTTGGCGGATGAGGTGCATGAGCATCCGAGCCGTGACGCCATTGAAATGCTGGAGGCGGGTTTTAAGTTTCGCCGGCAGCCTATGCTGCTGATGATTACGAACAGCGGCACGGATCGCAATTCGATCTGCTGGGAAGAACATGAACACGCGATCCGGGTGGCATCCGGCAACCGCGAGGCAAAGGACGATGACGCCCCCTACATCGGGGAGCCGATTGACGATGATACGTTCAGCTTTGTCTGCGGCCTAGATAAAGACGATGATCCGCTGAACGATCCCACTTGCTGGATCAAGGCTAACCCGCTGCTAGGTACGATCCTGCAACCGGACTATCTCGCCAAGAAGGCCAAGCAGGCCAAAGAACTGCCTGGCAAGCGCAACGGGATCATGCGGTTAAACTTCTGCCGCTGGACGGACGCCGAGAATAGCTGGATCGCCCGCGAGTTGCTTGAACAGCGGCTTGATGATTTTGACCCGTCTGAGTTTGGCAGCGTCCTGGCGGCGGGGCTAGATTTGTCGGGCCGCAACGATTTGACTGCTGCGGCGTTTATTGCGGCTGATGGGTTTACGGAAGACGGCAAGCCCAAGTTTGCGGCGTGGGTGGAAGCCTGGACGCCTGAACAGGGCATCCGGGAGCGCGGCGAGAAAGACCGTGCGCCGTATGAGGCGTGGGCCGATCTTGGCTGGCTCCACACTACGCCGGGCGCGCGGGTTGGTTATGAACACGTCGCCAAGGGCGTGCTGGACGTTCACGAAGCCAGCCCCATTGGGGTGCTGGCATACGATAACTACGCCTTTGACCGATTCCGCGAGGCGGCTGACAGTATGGGGTTAAGCGTCCCTGAGATGCAGCACCCGCAAGCTGGCCGCAAGCGCGCCAAGACGGACGATGGTGACGCCGGGCTTTGGATGCCGGGCAGCGTTACAATGCTTGAAGAACTGCTGATCGAAGGCCGGCTGCGCTTGAAGCGCAACCCGGTGTTGATCAGCGCAATGATGTCAGCGGTGTTCGATAGCGACCCGCTGGAAAACAGATGGTTTGCAAAGCGCAAAGCAACGCAGCGGATTGACCCTGCGGTGGCGCTGGCAATGGCAATAGGAGCGGCGACGATGACGAAAGAAGCCGCGCCCGATCCTATGGTTTACGTGCTGTAATGGGTGCGCTTTCGTTCATCCGAGATAGCATCTGGCCGGCGACCTTGCCGACCGAGGCGAAGTCCTACGTTGCGCCCACACCGGGGACGGCGGCCTATTCTGATTTCGTGCAGGGCATCAATGGCCTTGTCTCCAAGTCGGGCGAGGCTGTTACGCTGCGGCAGGCGCTTGGCGTTTCGACGGTGTACGCCTGCGTGCGGGTGGTGGCTGAAGGCATGGCACAAGTGCCGTGCAAGCTCTACCGCCGCACTGCTGACGGTGGCCGCATTGAGGCGCGCGATCATCCGTTGTGGTCGCTGCTGTATCGCAAGCCGAACCTGTCGCAGACCAGCTTTGAGTTCCGCGAACAGATCGCCATGCACCTGTGCCTGGCTGGCAATGCGTTTGTGGTGGTGACGCGGGACAGCGAAGGCCGGGTGCTGGAACTGCTGCCGTTTGAGCCGGGTTATGTGCGCCTGGAACGCCAGCGCGATATGTCGGTGCGCTACTGGGTGCGCGGGCCTGAGACACGCGAAGTCGAGGTGCCTGCGTCTGCGATGTGGCACATTCGCGGGTCGTCGTGGACGGGCTGGCGCGGCGAGGATGTGCTGGCTCTGGCGCGCGATAGCGTTGGGCTGGCGCTGGCAACGGAGAGCTTTGGCAGCGAAATGTTTGCCAACGGGGTGCGCCTGTCTGGCCACCTTGAAGTTGAAGGCACGCCCAGCCCTGAAACGCTGGCGGCGATCCGTTCGACGTGGAACGCGGTGCATCAAGGCAGCGGCAATCGCCTGCAAACGGCGCTGCTGGCTGGCGGCATCAAGTTCAGCCCGCACGACGTCAAAGCCGATGAGGCGCAGTATATCGAAACCCGGAAGTTTTTGGTGCCGGAAATCTGCCGTTTCTTCCGCGTCATGCCGGTCATGGTGGGGCATCAGGACGGCACGGCCAGCTATGCCAGCGTCGAACAGATGTTTCTTGCCCACCGCACCCACACGCTTGGGCCGTGGTTTGAACGCTTTGAACAATCGGCTGAGTGCCATCTGCTAAACGAACGCGAACGCAACGAATACGAAATTGAACTGGTCGAGCATGTGCTGACGCGCGGCACGTCCAAAGAGCGCGCCGAAACGCTGGCGATCATGCGCCAGAACGGCGCGCTGACCGGAAACCAGTTCCGCGAACAGATGGATATGTCGCGGGAAAACGAAGCCATTCTCAATGAATACACGCCGGCTGCCAACCTCTTTGGGCCGCGCGACCCTGGCGGGAGTGCTGCCGAATGACGATCTATCTTGTGGACGGCAATGCCGATCTTGACCGCGTGGAAGCTGACACCTGGGCTGATGCCGAGGCGCAGCTTGCAGGCAAGGGCGAGATCATTGGCGAACTGGTAGATATTGCCTGCAAGACCGCGTGCGAACTGACCGAGATCAAGTTTGCTGATGGCGGCGATGCGATGGCCTTTGATGGCTACGGCGCTATCTTCAACAATGTTGATCGTGGCGGCGACAAGATTTTGCCGGGCGCGTTTACCGAAACTTTGGCCGAGTGGAAAGCTGGCGGTCGCTTGCCGACGATGCTTTACCAGCACGGCCAGATGGGCGGCGGGCCGGTAATGCCGGTGGGCGTTTACACCGCGATGGAAGAGGACAGCCAAGGGCTGCGCGTGTCGGGCAAGCTGTTCGATCACAGCGTTGGCCGCGA